AATGAAAGTTCTAGTTTAGCTTTATCAATTTACTCGCCAGATAATTTGGCAAGTTTATTGGAAGATAAAAAGGTTATGACTAGAGATGAAAAAATTGCGATTGCAAGACAACAAATGGCACAAAATAGTTTAAATTAACTATTGACAGGGACTATTCTATAATATAGGATAGTCCCATAACAGAAAGAGAGAAATATGAGCAAAACATTTTATATAACTTATTGGGCTTCTAAACATAAGAAGCACATAACAAGGCAAGGAAAGCATGACGAAAAATCTAGATATGGTACATCTAAAAAAGGTGTCCCTTATTATGTTTATTATGATTTAGATAGTCATGGATATAGAACGGCAACAACAAGTTGGAAAGTGAGGCACTAATGGAGTGGTTTTTATTTTTAATAATAATGAGTTTAATAGCATTAAGAGTATGGAGGGATATGTAATGATTTGGATATTATTAATTAAAAGTTTATGTGGATTTGCATTGATGATGTTAGGTTTAATTCTAGCAATACATTCAAACGAATACACAACTGTAGGTTTATTAGTTATGTTCGGTGGACTAATTTCTTTTTGGTCTAGTCTACCAAATAGAGCGAGGGACAATGACAAACTATAATTGGTGCCATGGTCCAAGTTGCCATACTAATCACACACAGGATAGGATAAGAGGTGTTAAAGGTTCTAAGGTATTGAGGACTAAAAAGATTGCCCAGAATAATTGGAACACAAATAATGTTTGGTCCCACTTTTGTAGTCAAGGTTGTTGGAATGATTTTATGCATAAACATTGGGACGAGTTTATTAGACTCCACCCAAGGACCGAGGCTCTTGAAACACCGATAGAAGTAGTTGTAGAAACTAAGTTCGATTGGCAAGACAATCCATATAAAGAAAAAAGAATAAAAAAGGTTGACAATAACTTTAATCCATGAGAATATAGGATATGACAATTAGAAATATGAAAGCAACAAACCCATACTCTGGTCAATCAGAAATGTTAAGTGAAGAAGAGTTTGCTCTTTATCATTTAATTAAACATGCTGAAGAGACTAAACAGTATGATGCCATGCAAAAAGGCTTGGACAAATTTAGTAGAATGAATGCTAAAGCTTACATGACTTTACTAGATTAACTCCTTACCCCTGGCCCGTTAGGGCCAGGGGTTACATGTGTTAGGGTTATGGTGCAGTGTGCTGCTTAAACATGGACAACCAGACTAACTTAACCCAACACACCCAATAGAGGTACCACACCCATTTACAATATAGATTAGAACACAGACCCCTAACCCCCTTTTTTGTAAAAGGGGTCCCACTACTTTAGGTTGTATTGCTTGATTTGGAGAGTTAATGGTGGTAAATTCGTTTTAAACACCTAAGATGGTGCAAAAAATTTTAAAAAAATTTTTATGAATTTAAATAACGTTGATATTAGTAAGCTTCCTGCAGATGTTCGAAAACAATTTAGACAACTCCAGGTCATGCATGCAGAGAAAAAGATACAGAATAAAGCTAAAGATGATTTTTTAAGTTTTGTAAAATGTGTTTGGCCCGAGTTTGTTGAAGGCGCACACCACAGACATATTGCAAAAAAATTTAATGAACTAGCAACAGGCAAAATTAATAGATTAATTGTAAACATGCCACCTAGACATACAAAGTCTGAGTTTGCATCTTATCTTCTGCCAGCATGGATGGTGGGCCGTAATCCAAAACTCAAGATCATTCAAGCAACTCACACAGGAGAGCTTGCAATACGTTTTGGTCGTAAAGCAAAAACATTAATTGACTCTGAAGATTATTCTAAAATTTTTAAAACAAGACTAAGAGAAGATAGTCAAGCCGCTGGTAGGTGGGAAACAGCACAAGGTGGCGAATACTTCGCAGCAGGTGTCGGCGGTGCTATCACCGGACGGGGTGCTGACTTATTAATTATTGATGACCCACATTCTGAGCAAGATGCAATGTCAGCATCTGCATTAGAGAATGCTTATGAGTGGTATACATCAGGTCCACGTCAGCGTTTACAACCTGGTGGTAAAATTATTTGTGTAATGACACGTTGGTCTAAAAAAGATTTAACAGGCATGTTACTTTCTCATCAAAAAGAAGCTAAAGCTGATCAGTGGCACGTGGTCGAGTTTCCGGCAATCATGGACCACGGAACTAAGCAAGAGCCAGTGTGGCCTGAGTATTGGAACATAGACGAGTTAGAAAAAGTAAAAGCAACACTACCAACTGCAAAATGGAATGCACAATGGATGCAAAGACCAACTAGTGAAGAAGGTGCATTAATAAAACGTGAGTGGTGGCGTACTTGGGACAGTGATTTAATCCCACCGTTACAACATGTTATACAAAGCTATGACACAGCGTTTATGAAAAAAGAAACAGCGGATTATTCTGCTATAACTACATGGGGTATATTTTATCCTGACGAAGACTCAGGTGCTAATTTAATATTATTAGATGCAGTAAAAGCAAGGTTCGAGTTCCCTGAACTTAGAAGAAAGGCACTAGAACAATATAAATATTGGAATCCAGAATCTGTGGTTATAGAGGCAAAGGCATCAGGGCTACCTCTTACATACGAATTAAGACAGATGGATATACCAGTTATTAACTTTACACCGTCAAGAGGAAATGATAAACACGTAAGAGTTAACACTGTGGCTCCTCTGTTCGAGTCTGGTATGATATGGGCGCCGGATCAGAAATTTGCAGAAGAGGTAATAGAAGAATGCGCAGCATTCCCGCACGGTGATCATGACGACTTAGTTGACTCAATGACTATGGCTGTCATGCGATTCAGACAAGGCGGTTTAATCAAACACCCTGAAGATTATGTAGAAGAACAATCAGCGCCTAGGAAAAGAAGTTATTATTAATGGCAAACAAATATTACAGACAGGGTTTTGTTGGTGGGACGTTGGTTAAAAAACTACTTACTTCTAAGGGAGACAAAGCAGACATTTTGTTAAAACTAGTTCGAGAAACTAGAAGAATGACGTTGCCAGATAAAATGAAATATCCAAAATTTAAAATGAAATCTTACTTTACTGGTAAAAGTAAAGTTATGGACAAAGAGATAGTAACTCCAGAAGAGTACATTGATATTCAAAACATGACTAACAATCAGCTTAAAAAACAAATTCAAAAATATGGGTTTATAGTAGGAACTAAAAATAAAAAATTAGCTGCAAGAGATCGACAGCGTGGTTCTATACAAAAAATTGTAAATCCGTTTTTAAAAAAAAGGGATAAGAAAAAATAATGAATCCAATTAAACTATGGGTATTGCGAACAATGATGAAGGGTCAAACCGGAGTTATGAGAACTTTACCTAAAAAAGATTTGGTTGATTTTAATGTCAATATGACAATCGAAAGATTGCTTCAAAATCGTATTGATCCAAGTACAATTAAAACACCTGACCAATTAGATAATATAATTAAACAAATAGAAGCACCAAGAAATGTGCAAACAGGAATTAGAAATACAGAGTCAGCAAAAGTATTTGATTTAAAAGGTAAAGAGATACCAAAAGGATCACAGATTATGGGTGGTGAGGCAGTTGAAACAGAAGCAGAGATAGCTGCTAGAATGAATAGAGAAAATAAAAATTAAAAAAGAATACGATAAAGCAGTTAAAGAAGGAAAATTTAAAGGCACTGAAGAAGATTTTAGAAATAAAATTGATATGATGATGGATGACATTGATAATGATTTTGCAAAAGGTGGTAAAGCTGATTATGCAGACGGCGGTGTTGCAGGTATGTTAGGTGAAAGACCTGGGTACTCAGATGGTTTATCTGTTTTAGACAACTTTTTAGCTGTAGCTTCAGTCCCTTATAATTTTGCAAAAGGAATTATTGGTAACCCTTCAAACCCTGGAGCAGTAACAGATGTATCATTAACAAGCGGTCAAAAAAATTTTTTAGATAATATAGCAAAATCAAAAAATAAAAAGTCAGGCACTATTGATTATTCAGATTATGGAAGTCCTACTAAAACTTTTAGTGGGATTAGTGAAATGAGTCCAATGCAGGCTTCTTTAGCCACAACAATGGGTGGAACTGGTTTTAATATAAAACCTGATGGAAGTGTAGATTATACTGGAGGTGCATATGATTTTAATATGGGGAATGTTGTTACTGATTTTATAGACGAAGGTGGAATATATGGATTAATAGATAGATTGCAAGGAAATCCACAAGTAGAAGATGATTTTGATATAAAATCAATAGTGGCTAAAGATTTACTATCCAAAAAACAAATAGAACAAGCAAAAACTTTTCAAAAAATGAAAGAAGCAGAATTAGCTAAAGAAGCAGCAACGGATGGAGGCGGTGGCGGTAAAGATACGGATGGAGGCAGTGGAACTAAAGGTTTTAGTGCTCCTACTAAACAAGGTCAAAGTCCAAGAGGAAGTACAACTGGTGGAAACGGCGGAGGCGGTGGCGGTAAAGGTTTTGATGCTCCTTCTAAACAAGGTCAAAGTCCAAGGGGAAGTAGAACTGGTAAAAACGACGGCGGTATTGCAGGTATGAGAACAAAATTTAAAAAGGGTGGAATGAAAAGAAGAACATTTTTAAAAATGCTTGGTGGTGCAATGGCTATTCCTATTGTAAGTAAATTTTTAAAACCATTTAAGATTGGTAAAACAATAACTAAAGTTCCTGTAATTAAAACAGCAGACGTACCTGGTAAGCCAGAATGGTTTGATGCATTAGTTAACAAAGTAATTTTAGAAGGTGATGATGTTACAAAACAATTTGCAACTAAAGAAAGACAAATTGTACATACAACAAAAATAGATGATCAAGTTGGTGGACCTGAAGTACGAGTAACACAAGACCTTGACGACGGAGTTATTAGAGTAGAATATGATAGTGTAGACAACATGTATGAAGATCCAGTTCAACTACGGTACAAAAAACCATTACCTGATGAAGAAAACCCAAGACCAGCAGCTGAGTTTGATGTAGCAGAGTCAGGTCCAGTTGCAAGAGCCGATGGCCCTGATGATTATGCTATAGATATTGATGAAATTGGTGGCACAAGTATTAGTGACTTAACATCAGATGTTTCAAAACTAAAAGAATATGCAACAGGTCAAAAACAAACATTAAAAGAATTTTTACAATCTAAAAAAAGAAAAGACAAAACTAGAGCTATATCAGAAGGTGACCGTGAGGCTGAAACTGATTTTATTATTAATAGACAAGGTGAGCCAATTATTGACATGGAACCAGATATCGATGACGCGTTTGCATCAGGCGGTATTGCTAGAATGTTAGGTGAATAATGGATATACTAGAATACATTAACAAGATGCAAGAGATGTACGGGGATGTTGTAAAAAAACCTGGCGAAGTAGAACGACCACAACAAGCACTAGACAGAGAAATGTTTGAAAACTTTAACATACGTAATCCAAAAGCAGGTGGTGGTATGTTAGTTAAACCAAGTGCTGATGGATCTAGACCTGGGTATGCTGGTGTAAAAGCTCCTACTAAAAAACAATTAGAAATAGCTGAAAAAGTACATGGTAATAAATATAATAAAACTGGAATTGATCTTTGGGAATCTTTAAAACAATCTGAAAGATCTAATATTAGACAAGGTAAAACCACAGGACAAATTAAAGGACTTGGTATAATTAAAGAAAATCAAATAGGTAAAGATGATTTTATTAATTTAGTAAATCAAAACAAAGATAAAACATATAATGAATTTGTAGAAATATTAAAAAATTATAGGACAAAAGATAATAAACCTTTTACTAAAAATATTATTGCAGATAGATTAAGATATTATAATTTGTCAGGTTCTTTTCAACCAAAACCTGCATTAGGTAGAAGTGAGGAATCAAAAGAAAAAAGAAGAATAGCTGAAAATAAAAGATATTATGAAATGAAAAAAACTAAAGAGGGTAGAGCTAAAATTAAAAAACAAAAACAAAAAGCAAAAGCAAAAGAATATCAACTTAAAGGTATGGATCCACCGGCTACAAAAGCAGATGAAGCAATTTTTAAAGACGCAGTTGCAACTGCAAAAAATAATGTTGATGGTAATGGTAGATTTAGTATTGTTTCAGGTTACGAAAAATCTATGAAAGGTAAAGATTTTTTTAGTAATAAAATAAAAATTAAAGATAATCAAACTGGTAAAACTTTTACTTACAATACTTTTAAAAAGTATGTTAATAAAAATTCTAAATCATTTGGAATAAAAAATTATGATGAAGCTGTAAAATCATACCGTCAAAAATTTTTTATAAATGATGTACCAAATTTAAGAAATAATATTAATTCGGTGTTAATTCCTGGTTGGATC